TATACCTAAGTTTGTAGACATAGTTGTTAACGGAATGTCAGAAAGAACGTTTGATATAAAAGCTTACTCTCAAGACCCTTATGGCGTTAGTAAACGTACAGATTACATGGAGTCTATTATTAGAGATATGCAAACTAAAGAGCTCAACGAATTTGCTAAAGACAATTTTGGTCTTAATTTATTTGAAAACAGCCCTGAAATGTTGCCTGATTCAAAAGAGGAGCTAGAGCTGCATATGCAACTAAGTTATAAACAAGCGGTTGAGATAGCAGAAGAACAAGCAATTCAAACTTTACTTGACGGCAATAGATACGATCTTACTAAAAAGAGAGTAAATTATGATTTAACGACTATCGGTATTGGAGCTGTAAAAAATACTTTTACAAAGTCGGAAGGTGTTAAAGTTGAGTATGTTGATCCAGCTAACTTGGTTTACTCTTATTCAGATTCACCTTATTTTGATGACATATATTATGTAGGCGAAGTAAAAAACGTTACTATTAATGAACTTAAAAAACAATTTCCAAATTTAACAGAGGATGAGCTGAATAGAATATCAAAAACAGCATATCAAAATAACGGATTCTACGATCGATCATTAACAAATTACGATGAAACCGATGCTAACACGGTTCAGATTCTGTACTTTAACTTTAAAACTTATATGAATGAAGTATATAAGGTTAAAGAAACAGCTACAGGAGCAAGTAAAATCTTATTAAGAGACGATCAGTTTGATCCGCCGGTTGAAATGCTTGAAGAACAGTTTGGAAAAATGTCAAGATCTCTTGAAGTGTTATACGAGGGAGTTTTAGTTTTAGGAACGGATATGTTGCTGAAATGGGAAATGGCAAAGAATATGATGCGTCCTAAGAGTGATTATACTAAGGTAAAAATGAATTACAGCATTGTAGCTCCTAGAATGTATAAAGGTAGAATAGAATCTTTAGTAAGCCGTATAACTGGGTTTGCAGATATGATTCAACTAACACATTTAAAATTACAACAAGTCTTGTCAAGAATGGTACCGGATGGGGTTTATCTTGATGCTGATGGCTTAGCAGAAATTGACTTAGGTAACGGCACAAATTATAACCCACAAGAGGCTTTGAATATGTTTTTTCAAACAGGTTCGGTTATAGGAAGATCATTTACTCAAGAGGGTAATATGAATCCCGGTAAAGTTCCGATTCAAGAAATTACAAGTGGCTCTGGAGGAAATAAGATGGGGGCTTTAATACAAACGTATAATTATTATTTACAGATGATAAGAGATACGACTGGATTAAATGAAGCTAGAGATGGATCAACCCCTGATTCGAAAGCATTGGTTGGCATACAGAAAATTGCCGCAGCTAATTCTAACACCGCTACAAGACACATATTGCAAGGAGGTTTATTTTTAACAGCTGAAACAGCGGAATGCTTATCATTAAGGATTTCTGATATATTAGAATACTCCCCAACGAGAGAAGCGTTCATTCAAAAAATAGGAGGTCACAATGTAGCAACCCTAGAGGAAATGGGTGAATTGCATCTATATGACTTTGGTATATTTATAGAACTTACTCCAGATGATGAAGAAAAGCAAATGTTAGAAAACAACATACAAACAGCTTTATCTGCAGGGTTAATTGATTTAGAAGATGCTATTGACATCAGGGAAATTAAAAATTTAAAGCTAGCTAATCAACTGCTAAAGCTAAGAAGAAAGCAAAAAGCTGACAAAGACCAAATTAGAACACAACAAAATATACAGGCTCAAGCTCAAGCAAACGCTCAAGCTCAACAAGTAGCTGCCCAAGCTGAGATACAAAAAAATCAAGTTATTACACAGCAAAAAGCACAACTATTGCAGATGGAGGCTCAGATTGATTCTCAAAAAATGCAACAAGAGATACAGGCTAAGATCCAATTAATGCAGGTGGAATTTCAATATAACATGCAACTCCGCGGGATAGACGCCGAAGCAGCAAGAAAAAATGAGATAGAAAAAGAAGACAGAAAGGACCAAAGAATCCAAATGCAAGGAACGCAGCAGAGTGAATTAATTGAGCAAAGAAGTAATAACACCCCGCCTAAAAATTTTGAGTCATCAGGCAATGACATATTAGGAGGAGGATTTGACTTAGGTTCCTTTGAGCCTAGGTAATAATAGTAATAACAATTATATAATATTTTATCATGACAGAACAAGAAGAAGAATTAACTTTAACGGAAGGGCAACCAACCCCAGAAGTTGAAACACAAGCAGAGGTCGCTCCGGAAGAAACCGGGCCGGTGGCTACAAAAGATGAAGACGGCACATTCAAATTAGACCTAACTGGTGCTAATGAAAAACCCGCAGAATTAGTTGAGCCTGAGGTTACAGAAGTAATTGAACCTGCGGCGGAAGTAGAAGCAGAAGTTCCAGCAACTGAGGAGTTTCAAGCCTTAGAGGAAATAACCGAAGAGGAGGTTTCAGAAATAGCAGAAGAGTTACAAGATAATATTCAAGAAGCTATTGAAGAGCAAAAAGAGTCTGGTGTTGAATTACCGGAAAACATTCAGAAGGTAGTTGAATTTATGAATGACACAGGCGGAAGCTTGGAGGATTACGTAAAACTTAATACAGATTACTCTTCTTTAAATGAAACTCAATTGCTTAAAGAATATTATGAATCAAGCAGACCTCATTTAGATAGTGAAGAAATTGATTTTTTAATGGAAGACAATTTTGCTTATGATGAAGAGCTAGACGAAGAAAGAGATATACGTAAAAAGAAAATAGCTCATAAAGAAGAGTTAGCCAAGGCTAAAAACTATTTAGACGGACTAAAGTCCTCATATTACGAAGAGATTAAAGCTGGATCAAAATTAAATCCAGAACAACAAAAAGCGGTTGCGTTCTTTGACCGATATAATAAAGAGCAAGAGCAAACAACTAAATTAGCTGAAAAACAAAAATCATCATTTATTAAAAAGACTGATGCTGTATTTTCTGAAGAATTCAAAGGTTTTGAATACAACGTAGGAGATAAAAGGTATCGTTTTAATGTAAAAAATGCTGACCAGGTTAAAAGTAATCAAAGCGACATCAACAACTTTGTTAAGAAGTTTCTTAACGACAAGAATGAAATTGGAGACGCAAAAGGTTATCACAAATCGTTATTTACAGCTATGAATCCAGACACTGTAGCACAACACTTTTATGAGCAAGGCAAAGCCGATGCAATGAAAGAAAGTATGGCTAGAACTAAGAATGTTGATATGAAGCCGAGAGGGGTTCATGAAAAAGTCACCACTTCTAACGGATGGTCAGTAAAAGCAGTTAACGGTGAAGATGTTTCTCAATTTAAAGTAAAAATTAGAAAATAACAAATTTAAAATTTAAAAATTATGAGTTTTGCAACATCGCCAAGTACATTGGCAAACTTAAGTCACTTAACTCCACGTCCTGTAAAAGGATTGTTTGGTGACAATTACCTGTCTATTGCAGGAAATGACTTTAACTTTACAAAACAATTCTTACCGGAAGTGTACGAAAAAGAAGTAGAGCGTTACGGAAACCGTACGATCTCTGGATTTTTACGTATGGTAGGAGCTGAGATGCCTATGGCTTCTGATACAGTAACTTGGTCAGAGCAAGGAAGATTACATATTGCATTTAACGACGGTGTTATTGTTAACCCAAGCGTTAATGAATTAACTTTACCTGAGGCTGAAGCTGGATTGCTTAGAGCTTTAGGAGGACAAACTATAGCGCTTTCTACTGGGTATAAAACAGTAAAAGCTTATATTGTATCTGTTGGCGCTGCTGCAGGTGGAGTACAAATTGTAACTGTTGCTCCTTACTCAGGCGCAGATTTAACTGAACTAGGTACTGCTGGCGTTCAAATTGATGATGTAAAAGTATTTATTTACGGATCTGAGTATGCTAAAGGTTCTGGCGGTGCTGGAGCTGCACAAGCAGGTAACTCTGTAGATGCATCATTTACACCGTTTTCAAACAAGCCAATCATTTTAAGAGATCGTTATACCGTAAATGGTTCTGACGTTGCTCAAATCGGATGGGTTGAAGTAACTACTGAAGCTGGAACTGGAGGATACTTATGGTACCTAAAGTCTGAGCACGAAGCTAGACTACGTTTTGAAGATCAATTAGAAATGTCTATGATTGAAGCTGAAAAAGCTGCAGCTGGATCTGCTGCTATCACTCCAGTCGCTGGAACTCCTCTTGGAGCTAACGCTGGATCTGAAGGTTTATTTGCTGCTGTAGAAACTAGAGGTTTAATTTATAACGACGCAAACTTTGACGGCACAGCTGCTGGAGAAGGTATTGCTGAATTTGACGCTATCTTAAGTGAGCTTGATAAGCAAGGAGCTATTGAAGAGAACATGCTTTTCTTAAATCGTTCAACTGCTTTATCAATTGACAATATGATCGCACAGCAAAATTCTTACGGAGCAGGCGGAACATCTTACGGTGTATTCGAAAACTCTGAAGATATGGCGCTTAACTTAGGATTCTCTGGATTCCGTCGTGGATCTTACGATTTTTATAAGACTGACTGGAAATACTTAAACGATTCTACTACTCGTGGACTTACACAAGATGTAGATGGTATTATTGTTCCAGCTGGAGTATCTACTGTTTACGATCAGCAATTAGGTTCTAACATCTCAAGACCTTTCTTACATATCCGTTACCGAGCTTCTGAAGCTGATGACAGACGTATGAAATCTTGGGTTACTGGTTCTGTTGGTGGAAACTTTACATCTGATGTTGATGAAATGAATGTACATTTCTTATCTGAAAGATGTTTATGTGTTCAAGCTGCTAACAACTTTGTAATGTTGAAATCGACTCAAGCATAGTAAATTACTGTAATTTTTACCCTCGTTGTATTGACGGGGGTAACTATTACTTTTTATCAATTATTTAATTATATTATATCATGGCTAAACAAGCTAAAGCAAAGCAAGTTGAGGTTGCTCCTCAGGAATATGTAGAAACAAGAGTTACTACTAAAGTACAAACCACAAAACCAACGTGGGAAATAAAGGACAGGTTATACGTATTAAAAGGACAAAAAAGACCTTTAATATTTTCTGTTCCAACTAGGCATAGTGCAAAAAGATCTTTATTATGGTTTGATGAAAAAACCGGAATACAAAGAGAGCTTAGATACGCTACTAATCAAAATTCGCCGTTTGTTGATGAACAAAAAGGAAGTGCTACATTAGGTAGAGTTGTTTTCAGAGAGGGATCTTTGCTTGTAACAAAGGAAAAACAAAACCTTCAAAAATTACTATCTTTATATCACCCTTACTTAAATGAATTTTATTCAGAATACAAGCCAGAAGAAGTTGCTAGCAACGAAATTGATTGGATTGAATTAGAGCTGGAAGCTTTAAATACTGCTAAAGTAATGGAAATTGAAGATGCTGAAGCTGTACTAAGAGTAGAGTTTGGCTCAAAAGTCAACACACTAACTTCTAGTGAACTAAAAAGAGATTTACTTATATACGCTAAGCGTAACCCTGTATTGTTCTTAGAACTAGCAAATGACGAAAATGTACAATTAAGAAACATTGGAGTTAAAGCTACTGAAGCTAGAATAATTAAACTATCACCGGATCAAAGAACATTTACATTTGGCGATACTGATAGAAAACTAATGACTGTTCCGTTTGATGAGCACCCGTATTCAGCTTTAGCTGCTTACTTTAAGACTGATGAAGGAATGGAAGTTTACAAAAACATAATTAAAAGACTAAATTAGTCACCTATTATAGTAGCTAGGCCGCTTTAAGGGTGGCCTAATTACTATAAATAAATAAAAAAATATGGCTGTAAGTGTAGACACTGTTTATCAAAGAGTATTAGGTATACTCAATAAAGAACAAAGAGGATATGTTACTCCTCAGGAATTTAACTTGTTTGCAAATCAAGCACAATTAAGTATTTTTGAGCAGTACTTTTATGATATAAATCAATTTGGAAGACTCCACGGAAACGACACGGAGTACTCCGACATGCTGAATATACTTGAAGAAAAAATACAAATATTTGAACAAACAGATACCTTAGCTTACGGAACTAGTAGCTTTACATTACCATCAGGTATATACAGGCTAGGCTCTGTTATCTATTCAAACATTACAACTGATGCTTTTGGCGTGCAATCTACCGCGCTTATTGAAGCGGAGTTAATTAATAAAAAAGATTTCTTATATATTAATTTGTCTCCATTAACAAAACCAACAAACACAAGACCTATATACACATATAGAGGGGACGAAGTGCAAGTTTTTGGCAATGCCGAAATTATTACAAATGTAAGCTGCAATTACATAAGCAAACCGGCTTCTGTTTCTTGGGCTTATCAAATGGTGTTTGGAGAGGCTTTATATGATGCTACTAACTCTGTAGATTTTCCATTGCATCCTTCAGAAGAAACCAATTTAGTTTTAAAAATACTAGAACTTTCCGGTATATTAATGAGTGATCCTGGATTATATCAGATAGCAGCTTCAGAGGAAGAAAAACAAACACAATTAGAAAAATCATAATAAATGGCATTACTTAATCAAACAAACGAACAGTACTACGAAGGCCCTGATAGCGTATGGAATAGCTTTGACGAAGATTATGGCGGATATCAGTTTATTAAAATCAAAGATCTTATAAACAATTTTATGATTGCCTATGTAGGTGAGGATAAAATCATAAGTAAAATAAGAAGAACCGATGTAGCCTTCCATGCTCAGCGTGGGATACAGGAGTTAAGCTTTGATACTTTACCTTCTACAAAAGCATTGGAAATTGAAATACCTCCAACCTTGTATATGATACTCCCGCAGGATTACGTACAGTATGTTAAAATAAGCTGGGTAGGGCAAGACGGAATTGAAAGGATTATATATCCTACGAGAAATACAAGTGACCCATTACCTGTTTTGCAAGACAATAAGTACGAGTATTTATTTGACGAGAACGGTGATATTATATACGCTCAAGAATCTGAGACTTCTAAAAGGTTCAGAGATGAAACGACAGGACGTGGCGCAGACCTTGAAAACGTAAATAATAATGATATATTAGAACGTAGCGGCTTTGGTAGAAGATATGGATTAACACCTGAGTATGCTCAAGCTAATGGAGTATTCTACATAGATCAAATAAAAGGAATCATACACTTTAGCGGAGATATGATTGGTAGAGTAGTCACTTTAAAATACATAAGCGATGGCTTAGGTACTGAAGAAGAAATGGTAGTACATAAATTTGCAGAAGAAGCTATGTACAAGCATATTGCTCACGCTATATTAGCTACAAGAGCAAATGTACAAGAATATATAGTAGCTAGATTTAAAAAAGAGGCTGCAGTAGCAAGAAGAAACGCTAAATTAAGATTATCCAGTATAAAGCTAGAAGAGATTACTCAAGTAATGAGAAATAAATCTAAGCAAATAAAACACTAAAATATGGCTGAATTTTTACGCACTTTCACAAGTGGTCGAATGAACAAAGACCTTGATGAAAGACTACTTCCAAACGGCGAGTATAGAGACGCATTAAACCTAGACCTTTCAAGTTCGGAGGGATCTGACATAGGTTCTTTGCAGCTGCTAAAAGGTAATTTAGAGTTAAAAAATTCCAGCTACAACACGTCTACGCAGTCTTTAATTGAATGGAATGCGTCTACTTATATATCAGAATATACTAATGCTTTTTGCGTTGGCAGCATTGCTGACGACACGAATGATAAGATTTATTGGATAGTTGGATCAGATGACTACAATTGTATTGCTGAGTACGATCTAAAAACAAAAGTTACTGTTCCGGTTTTAGTTGAAGATAAGTCTATTAGTAATTTTTTAAATTTTAGTGAAAGTTACCTTGTAACCGGTATAAACTTATTGCAAGGATATTTAATATGGACAGACAATCAAACTGAGCCAAAGCAAATTAGCATTGAGAAGTTTAAAGCGGGTACAAGTGACTTTGTAACTCAAACAGCTTTTAGCGATGGAGTCTTAAGTTTTGTTATGGCTGAAAAGGACACAACAGTTGCTAGTATAGGTCCATTGTATGCTCCTGAATTAGGGTTGTATAATACTCTAAGATCAAGACCCGTAGACAGCTCGTTTAGCTACAATTTAGCCGGCATTCCCGGTACTCCTCCTACAGGTGACAACGTACTAAGTATTGCCCCCGACACTATAATTACTGTGTCATTAGATTCCCCAGCAGAATATCAAGCAGGAGATAGAGTTCTTGCTTATGCTACAATTCCTAATTCTGGAGGTGGGAATCTTGTTGTTTATGCTAACTTTATCGTAACCACTGAATATGAAGACTCCTCAGGAGGTTATAATTATGATTTTCAATTTAAGAGTATAGGAAGCGGAGGAGAGCAGCAATCTAACTTTGTTTTAGATCTATTACAATTATGGGAAGTTGAACTTGTAGGTGAAAAAACGCTTTTTGAAAAAAAGTTTGTAACTTATGCTTACAGATATGTATACGACAACAACCAAATATCCCCATTTTCTCCTTTTTCTAAAGTAGCTTTTTTACCTCAAAGATATGATTTTGAATCTTACACTGGGTATAATAAAGGCATGCTAAACGATCTTAAGAAAGTGGATGTGTTCTTTGGTAAAGATTTGCCATTAAATGCTTCTAAAGTAGAAGTGCTCTTTAAAGAAACCCACAACACAACTGTATATACAGTAAAATCTATAAATCGATCTGATTTAGGTGATACAAATCAGAAAACTACAATAACAGTTTCTCCAGATGAACCCAACTATTTATCTGTAAGCTATGTTACAATAGCAGGAAATAATATTGTTACTTCACTTGCTCCAGGGGCTACAGGGGTTTTTTACCATACACAAAACTCATTAATCACTAGTGTACCTACTTTTCCATTAACAACTACTATAGAAAATACTGGCTATGGATTAGAAATAACTTCTGAAATTGTAAGAGGAGCGGTTGAAACAAATCAATTGTTAAGACCTTGGGATAATGTTCCTAAAAAAGCTCTTGCCCAAGAGGTAATTGGTAACAGAATAGTTTACGGAAACTACACTCAAAACTATACGGTAGATGACACCTTTACTTTTGACACTACAAGAACAATACTTAATGAAGAGCCGTTTTCTAGTTCTTATCAAGCGGAAGAGCCATACCCTACAATAAAATCCCTTAGAACATACCAGTTTGGTATTGTTTTTAAAGATAAATACGGAAGAGAAACTCCCGTTTTTTCAAATGAAAAAGCCGTTGTTGGGTCTACCATAGAAAATAGCGACGGTAAGTTTTTTTTAACAGCCGGTATGAATGGTATTTCACCTAGAAACGCAGACGGCAGCGAAATGTTTGAATATTTTAAGTTCTTTATAAAAGATCCTACATTGCCATACTATAACGCTGTAGCTGACCAAATGTATTTATCTCCAGATGGATATAGCGCTTGGGTATCGTTTCCGTCTTCAGAGGTTAATAAGTTTGAAGTTGGGGATCACATTATACTTAAAAAGACACACGGTGAATCATCAGCTGTGCAAACTTCAGACAACAGATATAAAGTTCTTGCTATAGAAACAGAGCCCCCTGCGGATATTTCTTTCAGGTATGATATCTTACATGCTGACGACCATGGGTTTTCCGCGGCTTTTCCATACACAGGAACAGCTACTGAATTAGTTTACGGTAATACACCTGTAGAAGGTTCTAATGTGTTTTCAATAGCAGGAGGCAGCTCATCCCCGTTTACAAATGACAACGGCACACAAAGAGGTAATTACGTTAGGTTTATTAAAGATGGAGTTTTTTCTCAATATTACCGAATAGATGAACTTGAACAAGTTAGTGGGTCGTGGCTGCTTACTGTTTTTCCTAAGTTTGGGTCAGATGTTAATTTCTTATATGCCACCCCTGGGGATGAGCAGTCATTACTTAATTTGCCTATAACAACAGAAATATCGGAACGTGCTAAGATTGAAACTTATGAAGAGTTTAAAGGTAGATTTTTTGCTAGACTTGAATCAAATTCAACGCTTACAAGTTCTTTTTTAGGGACTAGCTCGTTTACAGAAGGAGCTGCTGCTACTTTTAATAATCAGCCAGCTAACTGGTATAATGGGCGTCTTGATACTGCTGGTAGAATTCAAGGAGCAATTGGAGCTGGTCTTCCTACTAGTGACACAATTCTTGGTAACGTTAATACTAATAACCAATCCTATAATGATGGCTGGTATTTTACTGGAGGCGGAATGGGCCCCTCTGCAGGATTTGTAGATGACGAGGGCTACTCAAATATTAATGCGCCTTGGACTTTTGGAGGATTAAGCGATCGAAGTGACAATTTCGGAATTGGACCCGTTCAAGATTTAGCTATTTGGGGAGACGGTGGCCCTAGTAGTAGATTTAGCGATATTACAGGCAATAAAAGCTTTAAAGGTATTGGGAGCACAAATGGATATTACAGAGGAAGACCTACTGACGAGCAGGGAGGGGATGGTGATGAAGTCAAAACCGGGTTAAACATGAGAGCACCATCTTCTGGAAAGCCCTGGGACGTTCATATAGGAAGAAGAATAGATGGGCAATTTACTGGCACAGGAGGGTTTAAAGGAATTGCAAAAAATTTAGTAGCTGGCACTAAAATTCGTTTTAGTAATCACGATACAGAGTATACTATTGTAGAAAGTGGGTATCAAACAGGTTGGGAGACTCAATTCTGGGGACTTTTGTTTGACAAAAGACTGCAACATCCTGTAAACGCTTATGCAATGTACAATATTATAAATTATAATAATAGACCCGCTGGCACTTATGACCCTTTACCGTACACTCAAACGTTATTTGAAGTTCAAGGACAGCAATACCTTCCTATAGACAGAACAGACCCTGAAAATCCCACGGGTAGAATTGACATTGAAATGATTGTTTTAGTTCAAGCTACAGGGGACAGAAGAGTAGATGAAAATCCTGCGATATTCGAAACAGAGCCAGACGAATCTTTAGACCTTAATCTTTACTACGAAGCGTCCGACGCAATACCGATTTCTCAATACAGTGAAACGCATAGATTGCCTTGGTTTAATTCTTTTGGCTTTGCTAATGGTGTAGAGTCAAACAGAATAAGAGATGATTTCAATGCTTTTGAAATTGGGAAAGGAGCTAAGGTGTCGACTGTTTTAGATGAACCTTATGAAGAAGAAATACGTTCCAATGGTTTTATATTCTCACAAATATTTAACTCGACAGCGGGCATTAATAGGCTTAATCAGTTTATACAAGCACTACCTATTACTAAAGAATTAAATCCGATATATGGAAGCATTCAAAAGCTCTACAGTAGAGATACTGATCTTATAACTTTATGCGAGGATAAGTGCTTTAGAGTATTAGCTAATAAAGACGCTTTGTATAACGCTGATGGGAATACTAATATTACAGGAAACACTAATGTTCTTGGTCAAGCTGTACCTTATGTAGGTGAGTTTGGTATTAGTACAAACCCAGAAAGTTTTGCGTTCTTTGGATTTAGAGCATATTTTGCAGATAAAAGTAGAGGTTCTGTAATGAGATTATCAAGAGACGGGTTAACGGAAATATCAAACGTTGGCCTTGCCGATTTCTTTGCGGATAACTTAAAGTTAAACAAACGTATTATTGGAACTTACGACGAAGATAGCCAGCTATACAACTTGTCATTAAATACGCTTTCAGCGGAATGGCAAGAAAAATTAGCAGAAGGCACTGTAGATAGAGCTGACTGTGATGATGATATTGATATTGGAGATCCTAAAGTAACAGAAACTACTGTTTCATTTGCAGAAGGCACTAAGGGATGGGAATCTAGGAAGTCTTTTATACCTGAAGCTGGAGTGTCTATAAATAACAACTATTACACTTTTAAAAATGGACTGCTTTGGATTCACGCTGAAAATGAAACTTACAACAATTTTTATGGTGTACAATATTTTAGTACGATGACTACTATATTTAATGACGGACCAACCGTAGTTAAAGGGTTTAAAGCATTGGACTACGTTGGATCACGTCCTAGAAATTATGTATATTCTACAGGAGATGGGGTTAATTATTCTATAGCTCAGGTAGTAGCAGGCAATTTAACGCCAACAGGTCAATCTGTTCCAGCTAACAAAGAAGGGTGGTATGCTCAGGCTATTGTTACGGACATGCAAGAAGGGCATATAAAAGAATTCATAACTAAAGAAAATAAGAATTTTAACTATATAAAAGGTCTTGAAACTTTTTTTAATTCAGATTGCGACACCAACGTTAGCACATCAGAATTTAGTGTTCAAGGAATTGGTAGAGCAACAACAATAACCGGAGAGGTAGATCAACAAAGCTATAAAGTAAGAATATTTATAGACAATACTTGCTACATTCCTTAATTAATAATATAATATATGTTTTTAGTAGATTTTCCAACTTTTACCGCTGAAGGACAAAATTTTGCCCAACTAGCAGGTACAAATATTGCAGACACACGACCAACTGTATCTTTAAAAATGCAGCCAAAACCGGGATATGCTATTTCTCAAGGGTTTTTTAGTTCAATTTTACCGCTACCAACAGGAGTAGCTTCCGTAGCTTTTAACCAAGGAGTTAGCCCAGAGTCTCCCCTGAATGTGTTTTGTAATATTACGCTTGACAACCCCTTAACCATGCCGTCCTCTAATTTAGACCTGGGTTTATGTATAACAGGAGAAGGTGTTCAAAGAGCGTACGGTAACAGTGTTGATTTACAAACAGAACTTGTTCCAAGAATAACACCAACTAAAGCTTCGGGGTCTGTATCTTTAAATGGAACATATAACTCAACTCAAAGCTATGTTCAAACTTTAACCGCAGATGTAGGCTATTACTTACCTTCATTGCCTCAGGCTTATGTTAGTACGTCCTCACCCGCTAACTACCAACAATCTACTACAAGCTCTTTTGATGCAAACGGCTATAGATTATCAGCTCAAATTACAGTTGATTATTTAGTTAAATCGGAAGATGTTACTACAGATAAAATAAAATATATAGCACAGGATATTAAGCCTATACCTGCAACAAACGTGGTTCAAGTTAATTCTTACAATATTGATGTTAGTTCCTTAACTGAAAGTGGAGGAGTTAAGCAGATGGATATTAGAGGAGTCGAAGGAGCAGCTTTTTCTGTTAATGTAGTAAATTCTTTGAGTGTAAATATATTTTCTTATTCAAGCACCATAAACAGCGTAGGTCTTAACTCTTTAAATATACCATTTCCTAAAATAACTGGGTCTTCCGAAACATATACTGTTACTATAAGCGGAACACTAAGTCCTACTTTAACTCCTACAGTTTTTACTTTAAACCAATATCAATCTGTATCGGTTGGTTTTGGAATTACAAGTGCGAATGGTTTTATTGGATCTACAGCGTCTCCTACTATAAATCCAAAATATTCTGCTGATCGAGCTTACAGCACATCGTATTTAGAAAGATACGACTATACTGTGTTAATTGAAAATCCCACGGGAACATTAAACAATTCAACAGATGTTATAAACTTTCCTACAAGGAACTCTTTTACTAATATAACTTATACTACTGGGAATGGTACAGAAATTTTTATAAATAGCGTAGGCTTCTTTGAGTACCAGGAAGCGGGAGCTGTTAGCACCAACAAAATAACGATGCTAATAAACTATTCCATACTTTCAACAGGAACGACGGATATAGCTAGTACCATAAACATTGATAACTTTTTAACATTTAACTAATATGCCTTCTATAACTTTAACTTTTCCAAATTCAATTAATGTTTCAGCTCAAGTAGGAGATACCGCTTATTATACTAACGACGTTAATGGTGAGACAATTGTTGAGATAGGAACAATAACCGCAATAAACATATTAAATAACTCAATTACCTGTGATATTGCAGCTGACACACCACGCCCTACAGTATCTAGTTTTATACTATTTAGCAAAAACAACGAACCTAACATAGGAGCTATGGTCGGAGCTTATGCTGTAGTAAAATTAAAAAATGAAAGCACTAGCTACGGTGAAATATTCTCAACAGGGATAGAGGTTTTTGAAAGTAGTAAATAACATGTAATAATAATATATAAAAACTTAATAGATATGATGCCAATAATGGGAGCTATCTCTGGTGTTGCGGGAATTGCCGGAGGACTAATAGGTAGTGGAAAAAGAAAAAGAGAACAGCGTGCTGCGCAAAGAGAAATGGAAAAATTCAAAGGTCAGTACGAAGCACTAGACACTAGCAACCTAATGGCAAACATGGATAACACTATGGAGGACCTGACGGTTAACACTCAGCAAGCAGATTTCACAGCTAGGCAACAGCAAAATCAAATGGCTAATGTAATGGACAGTTTGTCCGGCGCTGCTGGAGGTTCCGGTATTGCAGCCCTAGCTCAATCAATGGCAAATCAAAGTTCTCAAAACGCTGAAAGAGCAGGCATATCAATAGGTCAACAAGAAAGACAAAACGAAATACTATCAAACAGAGCAGCTGACGCTAATCAAATGAGATCAGCAGCAGGGGCTAAAGACGCTAGAG